ATGGCTGACCGTTCTCCCTTGGGTGACGCTTTCGGGCGTCAGGAGCCGACGAACATACCCGGTGTGCCGGGCTTCTATTTCAACGGCTTCAGCTCCGGGGTCAGCAACGCTGACACTCAACTCGTCCTGCTGTTGGACAACCAACCGATTGCGAAACTGCACATGGCTTACGCTACGGCCAAGACCTTGCATCAATTCCTTTCAGAGTTGATTGGCACTGTGGAGGGCGCAACAAAGATGCCGATGCTTTCGCAGGCGGACATGGATGCGGCACTTAAGGCGTATATGGAAAAGAAGGTCTCCACAGAAAAATGATCACTTTGAGGACGACTGCCACTGGCGTCGCAGCAAAAATATTCAGCTTTCTCAGTTTGCCGGATGGGTGGGAGTTCGGCGAAGGTAAAGCACCTTCGTTTGTGACTGCCGCTCGCAGCGTAGCGGTTGCAAATAGGATGATGGCTTCTGGATTCGAGAAGGCGGATGCGTTCGCCGCCGCTGACGGATCAATCCTCGTTGTTGGCTACTTGGTTGACAATTGCATCGAGGTTTATGTCTACCCCTCCGGAAAGCTCGCAGTGGCATTCGAGGAGGCTGATGTAGAAATAGAAGCTCATGAAGACCTGAGTCTTCAACAAGCATTCGAAATGATTGCGACGGGGGCTAACAGGTGGCGAGGTTCATTCGGCTTTTACACCCTCAACACTTTGATCGAGAAAAGAACCGTTTCCGAAGCACAGCCTTCCAGAACTCTACAGGAGGCGGGATATCGGTGGTTGAAGCAGATTGCATCGGCGAACATCCCGTCTGTGATCATATCTGCGCATTCTACCCCCCATCCGTTGCCGGTGACCCCCCAATATTCTGGAGAATACCGGATTCAGTGATACCGAATGAGGTTGAGCCTCGCCAAGAGACAACCAAAACCGGAGACCTGTGCCACTACAATTTGGTTGGCTGGACTAATGGCTCAGCGCGGGCGGCATTCAAGTCAGCGGACATCCAAGCGTTTGAAATTTGTGATGCCGGTGCGCCACGTCCGCTTACACTTGAGGACATGGGTTAATCGATTCCGCCCACCACTGTGATAAGCGCCTAGATCAGCACGCCAGCGACGCGGCCTCATGCCGCCACAGCCCTTCGAACAACATATGGTGCCAGCATCGCCCGCACGTCAGCAGGAAGGCCCGCCCCAACTTCACCGGGCACGCTTCCAGTCCAATAGGACTCACTGACGATTTCGGGAATGTCGATTGATCGCAGCAGCGGGTCTCGGCTCGCCTTGCTACGGCGGATGCGGATTAGATCGATTGTCGCAGCTTGCACGGCCTGAGGCACGTCATGGAATCCCGCGTCATAGATAGCGACGACTCTCCGGGCGCACCATGAACCGCGCCGATCATTGCGGAGCCTGTAAAGAATGCCGCCTGCGGCATCGGCCTCCCATTCCTCCACCGTCAGCGTCACGTCATCCTCCACCACTGACTCCACGTCCACGACAGGGAAGCGTGACAGGATCAGCGACGCCGCATCGATGCTGGTGACAACCTCTTGAACGGTGGCAATATTGAATTCGCGTCCGCAGTAGCTTTGCACAAGCGCACTGGCGGCCGATATCTGTGCAGGCAATTGCGCGTCATCATCATCAATGCCAAGCGCCAGAGCGGCGGTCTCGATATCGATCAAGTCCAACGACGCCGCTTCCAAAACAGTGATCATGCCGCTTTCCGTTTCTTCATTGTTGATTGCATCCGCAACTTGGATTTCTTCCGCTGCCAGTCTGCAGAGCGTTTGCAAGGCGCGGAGCAATAGAGATATTTGCGCATCTTGTGATTAGGGTGCTGGAATGATTTTCGGCACACCACGCAGTTGGACTCCGTGTAATCGGCCTGCGGTACATGCGCCGGTTCCGTGATCAGCGGCCCGACAATGCGTTCAACAATTTCCGCCGCTCGCTTATCAGCGGCACCCCACGACATGCCCCCATCGCATAAAAGCTTGCGCAATTGCGCCCGTGCGACTCCGGAGAATTCAAACGGCGTCACCGCGCCGGACTCCAGGACAGCCAACAATTCCCTAAGTAGCTCCGCCACGTTCGCCATCGCACACCTAAAAAAAGCGCGGGAGGACTGTACATCCGAGTCGCTCCCGCCAAGTGACGCGCCGTGAAATTTGCGAGCGCGGTGCCAAGGAAGCCACCGCGCTCGCACGTAGCGGATAAGTGGGGCCGCTACGTTGTGCGGTACCCAGAGAGGGCAAGCACCGCAATTAGGGCCGCCGATCCGCAAGGCGTGACGTTCTCGCAGATCGGCGGGCGCATGCTCCATGTCAGAAAAAGCATGCGCAGTTATGATGCCGCAACGGCCGCAATCTTGTCCCCAGCGGTCACCGCGATTGTCCACGGTGTGTCCGCTGGAATCTTTAGAGCGCCGGTTGTCGCAGTCGGATTTGTGCCAACGGCATAATGAAATGCGGCACTGCCAACAATCGTTATGAACCGAGTCGACGCGTTGAATGCAGCCGACTGCGTGGTCGTCGTGAACGTCACCGTCTGGTCATTAACGGCAGGCTCCTCTGCAGCCTGCAACGTGGTATCGATCATGCCAGTGTCGCGAGGCGCAGAGGCAACGGTCGCATATTCTCGAATCCAAAGCGTGGCCATGTTTAGTCCTCTTTTTTCTTGCCGCTCTGTTCCGGCTTCATATTCAGCGGACTCAAGTATTCGCTGCCGCCTGCATCCGTTCGCGGATTCAAGTTCTCGAAGCGGCGCAATTCATTCGCGCTAGCGAGTCCCGTCTCACGTGCAAGCCGATATGACTGGTATCGTTCCAGCATGCTGGTCTTCAGCAATAGGTCGGTATCGAATTCGCATTCGTGGAGTCTCCGCCCTTCCTCAGAGAACAGACTCCGCTCTACTGTTCGCTCAATCTTATTGAGCCATGGTTGCACGCCATTCCTCGCAAACATGCGATGGACTTCCTGCAAGCTCGAGTAGTTCGATCCCTCCAAGTGGCCAATGACAGGTGGCGGCACCTTGAAGATTGAGCAAACCGAATCGACGTTAAAGCGGCGCGATTCCAGAGCTTGCGCCTCATCGGGCTTTGCCGACATCGACTCAAACTTCATGTCCTCCTCAAGCAATGCCAGCTTGCCAGCATTTCCGCTGCCTTTGAACGCGGCGAGGCTTTCGCTCAGGCGCTTATGTGCATCCTCGCCAATCTGAGTCGGATGAATGATCAGGCCCGAGAAGCTTGCGCCATTCGCGAATGTGGACGATGCATAGGTCTCTGCCGCGATGGCATTGCCGAATGCATCTCTTGCGCGCGACAACCGCGAACGTCCAATGATGCCATCGTCGCTCCGGTCGCGAAGGTGAAACATGTCTTCAGACATCACGCGGCGTTGCGGCCCGGCATCCGGACTCGCAACATCATAGGCGATGCGATGGCTACCGACGATGCGGACGACGTTTACAAGATCGGGATGCAGCGGAATCAATTCGACGGGTGCGCCGCGCCCGTCTCGAATGATTTCGCTGTACGCATTGCCGCGCAAGAGTGCATGCGAAACGATGAGCTCCAGCCACTCGGCCGCAACAAGATGCGCGTTAACACTGCCATCAAATAGACGGGCTACAGGATGGTCCGATACAAGCTCACGGCCCGCATCGCCTAGCTTGCGGTATACCTTCAACGGTAGCATCGCCACGGCATCGGCAATCGCTTGAATGCATGCGGTAGCTACCGCCAAGCCTTCGACGGCATGCGGCGTAACAGTGACTCCAGCGCCCGACTCGCGCATGGCAAAGAATTGCGCAAGGTAGGGATCGCTAGACTTGATCCGGGCGGAGCGGATTTCGCGTCCGAATAGTCTGTCAATAAAACCCATGTCACAACGTCTCCAGATAGAGACGCGCGTGAGTCATATAAAGCGACGGGCTATAGCGCGACTGGAACGCGCGCAATGCAACCGTCGTGTCTGTGTATGCAGGCCACGGCGTAACCGTGACTTCATGCAATTCTACGTCCGATAGATCACGTTGCGCTCTGCCGCCTCGCACCGTCCATTGATCGCCGCCAGACGGCACAACAAAACCGAATGAGCAACCCCGAACGTCGCCACGCTCGATTGATACCGCCAGATCGCGGCCCGTCTGAGTTGGCGGCAAATCGATTTCAAACTTGAGTCCACGGTTGTCCTCACTGAGGCGCAATGTCCCTGCGGAGCGACGCCCAATGATCAGCTCCGGCCGATGGTTCACTAAAGCGACGGGATCGATGGAATTAGATTGCAATGATCGCGTGAACGCGCCGCGCTTAACCGTTTCGACAAACTCCCCCAGATCGGCGGGAGAGTCGAAGACTGACGCATAGCCGACAAGGCGCGGTAGGTCGGTGGCCCCTACAGCGCGAATGTCAGAGGATACGCGACGTTCCACGTTCATGGCTACGCCGCTTAGCTGATTTCAGAATACTTGAACGCGCCGACATGACGGACGGCAACGTCAGCATCAAGGAATGCGTGCAAGAGCAAGCCGCCCTTGCTGGCAACATCCGAGTGAAACGGATTTGCGAGGATATCGACTCCGCTCCAGTATCCGACAACAAGTTGGTCCCAGAGTCCGCAGATCAAAGCGGACTTGTTGTTTCCGCTTCCGATGTTGTTGGGAACCTGAGTCGAAGACTCAACCCGCTCGCCATGGAAGATTTGCGCAAATGGGATCGGCCGCGCTTCACCGTCTTTCACCTTGCGCGCAAGGCTCATGACGTAGGGGTTTGTTAGGAACGCGCGCGTACCTGTCACGTCATCCAATTCCAGCGCCGCGATAAGATCGGCGACGGTATCGGTCAGCGTGGCTGCAGTCGTCACCTTCGTGAGTCCGGAGCCAAGGAGTCCTTCCGGTTGCGATGGTGCGCCACTAGACTGGATTGCAGCGGCGTCCAGTGCCTGAGCAAGTAGGAATCCCAAGTCGCGACGTAGCAGAGCTTCAATACTTTCGTTGCTCTGGATCAAGAGACGGCGGCTAAGCTGATATTCGCCAGCGACGGTTTTAGGCGACATGCTCACCTTTTCGAATTCCGCGTCCGTGCGAGTCGCGTTTGAGTCTTCGCCTACCCACGACACGGAGCCGCTTGCGGCAAGGTTCGGTAGGTCGAGGTCGCCGACAAGATTTCGCAGAACCGTTGCGCCCATGGACTCCACTCGGAGCGCGGGCCGATCAATGCGGTCTGCGACGCTGCCCAATTCAGTCTTAACGAGATAACCGCCCTTCGTGGTATCGCCCACGGTTTGCGAGCGGGCCTCGCCTAGCAGAATGCTGGTTGGCACCATCACGCCGCGTGCTTCACGGCCCTTGCTAAGCGCCGCAGAAATTTCGCCTTCGAGTCCGTCCAGCTTCCCATTGCTGGCACTGCGAATTGCGCGGGCAAGCGAATAGCGGCTTAAATCAGGATGGCCCGAACGTTCGCCAGTGATCGGCGAAGCATTTGCAATCCGCTCAAGATCGGCAACCGTCTGAGCGCGCGTAATGCGGTCATCCAGTCCACTGATTTCATTCTTGAGAGCGTCGAAGCGAGCGCGCTCGTTGTCGCTTAGATCGCGCTTTTCGGTGTCAGCCTTTTCGATAAGGCTGCGAATCTCGGCAACCATTACGCCACGCGACTCTTGAAGGTCGCTTAACCGCATTGGGAGTCCCCCTAGTTATCAGGCTCCCTTCAACTGTGAATATAATCCAGATCATAGAACAAAGCAAGAACTATGTGCTACCCATGTTTCGCATGGATCACCGCTCGTTTTGGCCCCCACACAAAATCGCCGCGCTTGCGGAACGCATAGAGGCGCGGGCGGAGGCACAGCGCATCGTGCGCCTTTCCCCCGCTACTGCATTGCTGGTTGCGGATGCGTTGCGGTCCTACGCGACTCGGCCGATCCGGAACGAGTTGATTCCGATTATTTGCGGCAAAGAGAAATGCTCTATCCGCCGCGACTGTATTTCGTGCATCGGTCGCGCAAATCTAATTATGGACATGTTCGGCAAACGAGACGAATAGCCTTGAGCGCACGCTTTGGTTGCGCAAACCTAGCTAGAATTGATGCGAGGGGGTACGCCATGTCTGAATTCACTTTGACGCTTATTGCCGGGGCTGTGATTGGTTATTTCGCTTCTGTCATCGCAAACATGACGACACCTGCGTTCAAATCGTATTTCGAAAAGAGCAAACAAGGTTGGGTTGAGCGAAATAAGAATTCAGCATTGAAAGAATTCGAGCGAATAAAGGCGTTTATGGAGAACAAAGAAGATCGATACATGTATTTCGTGGCTCAGTGGGGATACATCGGGTCTTATATTAGTATGTCCATTGGTCTCTTTATCATAGCGACAAACCTTAGGAATGAGGCCGATGCTTCGTTCGTTCTCAAGTCGGTCGCTCCGGTTGTTTTCATGATAGTTTCTATGTTCAGTATGCTGAGGGTGTTCGTGACTTATCGCCGGTTGTCCGTTTGGTATTGGCGCGTAAACAATTATTCTGGTTATCGTCAAAGCTTGATTGAGCGTGGCGTCATCTCAGAAAACTAGAATTCCTCGCTTTGTATATACGGATGCCGGTTTTGGTGGCGGGGCTTTCGTGATTGCAGCGGTCGCCATGATCGCAGCGACGGCAAGGTCGATCCGCCCCATAGACTTGGCTTTGCTCGGCTTCCTGTTTCCGCTCGCATCCGCTTCTATTTTTGTGTTGCTGACGCAATAAGCCAGCACCGGATGCGCGCCATGTCTCAGCTTGCACTCGAAGCATAGCCGCTCGAATTCATCGACGGCGGGACTCATGTCTTTGAATCCTTGTCCAAACTCCACAAGCTCCACCGGGCAACCGATGGCGTCTAGCTCCCGCCGCAAATCCTCGATCCGCCACCGATCAAACGCCAGTCCCCGGATTTTATAGCGGCCATTAAGCTCGGCAATCTTTATCGCGATTGCTTTTGGATCGATTGTCTTGCCGGGAGTTGTCAGCAAGTGGCCATCTTTTGCCCATTGAACGTAAGGAGCGCGGTCGGCATCCTCCCGGTCCCGCAAATCCTCCCCCGGAAGCCATGCGAACGGCAGCAGGTCCGCCGCGCCGTCATCGTCCGTAAATGCGAGAACAAGCGCGGTCATGTCGCGCGATCCCGACAGGTCCAAAGCCGCATAACAGGGACGGCCCGCAAGCGAGTCCAGGTCGACGGGTGCCGCGCAACCGTTCCAGATCGCAGGGGAAAGGAAATGCGCGACGCTATCGACTCTCTGATTCAGGATCAGGTTGCGGAATGAATTTTCTTTACTCGGCATCCGCTCGGCTTGCGCGGCCATGCGCGCGATTTCATCCTTGCTCTGGAATGTGCCGATAGCAGGATTCGCGAGCTTCCACGTTGCCGGACTCGTTATGTCGGCATCCATGGGCGCGGAAAACAGAGTCAGATGAAATGTCTTGTCGCCGATTTCGCCGCGCTCGCACCGGAGTCCGTAGTCGATAAGCTGCGACAACGGCATGTCGTCTCTTGCCGCTTGCGTGCTGATAACCATGCCCATGCCGTTCTCACGGCCCGCCATCGCGGTATCAAGAGCATCGTACAGGTTTGAATTCGTGCTCTGGCCATACTCATCGAACACAAAAAAGGAAATGGACTTGCCGAACGCCACGGCAACGTCGCTAGAGATCGCGGAATAGGTCGAGCCGTTCCCGCCTTCGCCGATATCCTCCATAAACTTGTCGTGCCGCCGGATATTTATGCGGGCTTCCATCCATGGAACCGCCCGAACGATAGCCGCCATCTCGGAGAAGATTCGGGAGGCTTGCGCCCGATCCTGCGCAGCACTGACGCATTCGCCGCGTGGCTCGGAACAAGGCCCCACCATGAAAGCCAAAGTCAGTCTAACCGCCAGATCGGTCTTTCCGGACTTCCGCCCGACAGAAAGAACGGCCGTTTTTGTCAGCCGCTTGCCGCGCCGATCCGTCTTGAAGACATCCCGGATAAACTTCCGCTGCCACGGCTGACAGCGCCAAAGCTGGCCAGCTAATGGCCCAGACGTAACCGGCAGGCTTTCGCAGAATGCCACCACGCGACGCCACAGGGGCTTGCTGGCGTCCGTCCAGATCGGCGCGCAGTCCGGCAACATCTGCGGGGATTTGGTCGCCTGTGCGGCCTTCCTGACAGGCTTAGCGCCGGGGCCACGGGCACCCATTAGCCGCGTCCCCGAAACTTACTGCGAGCGTTTGCCCGAAGCGGTCGCGCCGCCCGATTCGCGCTCTTGATCGATGTCCCCCCCGGTACGTCTCGAACGCCGCATCGCACGTGGTCGGCATGCCACGGGTGACGCGGGTCCAATGGCATGCCGAGCACGTCGCAGCCCTTGAATACACCACCACGGGCACGAACACCGGCAGCACTCTCCTTCACCATGTTGTCGTGTGCGCGGCAGAGGCTGCGCACATTCTCCATGATGTCGAGTCCGCCGTTGCGACGTGAGACTATATGGTCAACGTGAGTTGCCTTGGCGATGCAGCCAGGCGCGGTACATCGGCCGCGATCACGCTTGAGCGCCGCCTTGCGCAGAGCTTTCCACTCTAGGGACGAATAGAATTTGTCGCCGGGCATTGTTTGCCTCTCGTTGTTCGTTGTGATGATGGTGACGCCCTTGAAAGCTTGCTCCCCCCAAACTGCCGTGAATGATCAGCTAGGTTACGACCTGCATTGAAGCTCGCGACTGCCTTCCTTCCTTCCTTCCTTAGTCCCTGACACTGAGTTCAGATCAGGAGGAGGGCATAGCTTTGCCAGCGAATGGCAAAGCCACGTCCTTGACACTTGAGACGAGTCTCTCGTCGGACATAGGCCGGATGACACAACACGACGCTGTTAGTGGTCGTGGAAGCCGGGGTCATGCGGTCGGCTTTGACGTGCGCTTATTGACGCTGAACTTGAATCATAGCGATCCGTCCGCTATAACGTTCATGCGGGTTTCCTGCGAAGGTTCTCCCGCTCCTGCGATGGAATTGGATTGGACGCCTCATCCATCGCTTCACTGAATAACCCGGCGATGACCTGCAATCAGGCCGCCGGGTTTTTCTTTCAGCTACATACCGGCATCCGCAGATGGTCGGTTTCGTCCCCCTCGGTCGCGTATCCCGCAGGTTCGGCCCGGCATGTGGGCTAGCCTATGTGCGCGCCGGTCGTGCCGACGCGGGTAACTAGTTCGCCACGCCTCCGCCTCTCAGCTTGTCGCGGACGTTGCGCAGGACGGTGGCGGCCTCATCGGCTCGGCCATCCTCGATCAATTCGAGCGCGATGGCGCAGACCTGAAGAGTGCCGCTGCGCATCCCCTCAATGGACTCGCGCGCCATGGCGAGAATTTCACTTGATGTTGGCGGTCTCGGACGCGAGCACATGCGCGGCCTCCTTTGCTCTTTCGATTGCGCGGAACATTTCGATAAGGTGGCGAGCGCGATGCGCGGCAACGCGGCAATTGGTCGAACAGTATTTGGCGTTGCCGCCGTGCTGGAACACGGTTTCGCACGTGAGACATATTCCGAAGCGCATGCGAATCCCTTCGCCCTGTGACGTTCTGTGTTCTGGGAACCGTGGGGGGCCTCGATCCTTGCGAGGAGAAGCCCAGCGACGGTGACGCGCGGCCCGCGAATCTCGCGAGCACAATCGGAATGTATCACAACGCGGGGTGATTCTCGGCCGACGCCCGGCGTTATCCGGAATGACTTGCGGCGCGGAATTTGAGGTCACCACGATTTCTGACAGACGGCGCGGAAATCGATGATTGATCGATTTCTAGAACACGGTGTCGGTGACGCTTGCGGCAGAAACGAAAAGGCCCGCACGAATGGCGGGCCTTATCATCACGGATGGTTGTCGGACTACGCTGCAGCTTGGCGCGGTGGCGAGACGATGGACTCCACCATGTTGGCCCATGCCTCGATTGCGGCGCGGATTTCATCCGCATACGTATGCCGGTTGTAGACCGCAGCCACACCGCGCATCTTGTGGCCGATGGCAAGCTCGGCAATGTCATGCGGGACTCGAAGCTTGGCCAACCCGGTGCGCATGGTCCGGCGCAGATCGTGAATGCGCCAGTCAGGAACGCCACCGGGAGTCATGGTTGCTAGCTTGGCGTCAAGACGGCGCTTGTATTTGGAAAAGCCAGACAACGCCTTTTCGCCCGCCGTCGTGCTCAGCACATAGTCGCCTCCATTGTGGCGTGGCTGCGCTGCGATGATATCCAGCGCCAGCGGGGGCAGGGGAACGTCGCGTGCTTCGCTGTTCTTGGTGCGCTCGCGTGTCAGGTGCCAGACGGTGCCGGTTATCTCGCTATGGGCCATGCCAGCGGTTTCGGCACGGCGGGTGCCTAGGAGCATCGATAGGCGGACAAAGGCGTCATAGGGATCATCGGTGCCCGTCGCCTGCCAGATCAGCGCGAGCTCAGCATCCGTCAGAACGCGATCACGTGACTCCAGCTTGCCGATCAGATCGCGGGCGGAGACGTGGGTAGCGGGACTGGAGTCGAGTCCGTATTTGTCCCGGCCAATTCCCCAGGAAAAAACCCGCTTGGCATAGATTAGCGCTTGATGTGCCGCATGCTCGGAATACTCGGCAATCTCCTCGACCATATCGATGATGTCGCGCCGCTTCACATCTGCCACCGGCATCTTGCCCCAGCGGGAAACGAGTTCGCGCCGGATCAGTTGCTCGGTCCCGCGCGCCGTCTTTTGCTTCACCACCTGCCGCCGGATGAAGTCCTCGGCCATGTCGCCGAACGTGATCGCGGCCAGCGCCTTCGCGTCGGCCTCGGCCTTGATCCGGGCGCGCTCAACCCGCTTCTCCTCATTCCTGTTGACGCCGGTTGCTAGCTCGGCCCGCGTCTCCTTCGCCGCCTCATGGGCCTTGGCGAGGCTCATCTGGGGGAACTTGCCTAAAGTCACCCGGATCAACTTGCCGGTGTTGGCCTGCCGCCGCATGACCGAGAAAGTGACGGTTCCGCGATCCGTGACGCGGGCGCAGAGGTTGTCGCAATTGGCGTCCCTGTATTCGTCGCGACGGCCGGGAAGGGCGGGCTTAAGGGTACGCAGGGCGAGGTCTGTGAACTGGAACTTAGAGGGGCGTTGCGTCCATCTTGGCAT